GTCTTTTAGTTGTTTCATTGTGTAAAGTTCTGATGGATCATCTTCACCAGTATAATACAATGTTGCTCTTGCTTTTCCAATACCAAGTACTTGTCCCGACATATAATAATTCTCTGAATTGTAAATGATTGGTTGTTTTAACTCTTCTTTGGTTAGTTTGTCTAGTGCCTTTTTCAGGTCTTTCAATTTTAATTCTTTTGCCATTTTATTATTTATTTAAATACTGTTAAGACTTCTACTTTCACATACTAAACAAGGAGCTTCTTTAAAATCTAATCTGTGCTTACAATTACCACAGAAATTTACTTCAATACCTATAAAGATTTTAAATGCATCATCTTCACAATACTTTTTAGCTTCTACTTTTGCGTTGTATTTTTACATTTCTTTGGCTTGTTCAATATGATAATATTGTTCTGCGGTTAATACCTTTGGCATTAGTTTATCAACCAACCATTCTACCGCTGTTTTCATTCTTCACCTCCTTTTAAATCCTTTACTAACTTTTCAAATTGCTTGTTTCCTTGCATTTTAGTCTGAAAGTACGTTAATATATTGTTTAACTTAGTTACTTCTTTAGATGCGCTTGAGTGCGTTACAATTAAGTCGTTTAATTCTCGTTCCAAATCTAAAATCATTAACGATTGGTTGTAAATTTGTTCTTCTTTTTTCTTAACCTTTTCCGACTTTCTGTTATTATCCGATAAAACGTCCTTTAATATCTTTTGCGTTTCCGAATAATGTTGGTTTAAATTATCGTAACGTTCGCATTTTAGGTCGTAATATTGTTTTAACGTTTTATACTTGAATCGAAACAACGTTCCGAATCCAACTGTAATAAGCGATAACGCTCCTATTGTAATTGTGTAAGTGTTCATATTTATTTGTTTAAAAAGTTTAAATATGCTTTATACGCCTCGAATACTGCTTGAATTTGTTTAAATTCTTGCGTTCCTCTTTCAGTTGATATTTTTTCATCTGAATTAAAAAATAAATCCCATTCTGCAATCGTTCTTTTTTCGCAACCAATATGAATTAAATTGCCGTTTGTTATACCGTGTGACCATTTACAATAAATTTGGAATTTAATCGTTTTATCTAAGTTTTTAGCGTTCCGTAGGTCAGCGTTCCGTAGGTCAGCGCTCCATAGGTCAGCGTTCCGTAGGTCAGCGTTCCGTAGGTCAGCGTTCCGTAGGTCAGCGCTCCATAGGTTAGCGTTCCGTAGGTCAGCGCTCCATAGGTTAGCGTTCTCTAGGTCAGCGTTCCGTAGGTCAGCGCTCCATAGGTTAGCGTTCTCTAGGTCAGCGTTCCGTAGGTCAGCGCTCCATAGGTTAGCGTTCCGTAGGTCAGCGCTCCATAGGTCAGCGCTCCATAGGTTAGCGTTCTCTAGGTCAGCGTTCCGTAGGTCAGCGCTCCGTAGGTTAGCGTTCTCTAGGTCAGCGTTCCGTAGGTCAGCGCTCCGTAGGTCAGCGTTCCGTAGGTCAGCGTTCTCTTTAACTGCTTTTTGAACAGCTTCTTTAATCGTTTCAGCTTCACGACAGTAAATTACTTCATTTGTGTAGCGGTGTTTAATTTCAATTTTCATATTGTGTTTTTATTGGTTATGTTTTAAAAAACCCCTCCAACTGTATTTTTAATTTAATTGCCAGACTTCGAGTAACTGGAGGGGTTGTTTTGGTCTTCTCAGGTACCTTGTTTAATTTCATATTCAAATCTACTCACTATCTTCATTCGCTTGTCCGCTATTGTGATGAGTGGTTAATGTTGGTGATGAGTGGTTTATTTACCAAACTGAAAATTTAATTTTACCTTTATCAATAGCACGAATAGTAGCGGTGTTTCCTACTTTTCCAACAACTCGATTTAATTTATCCAAGTTAATTGTATCTTCAATTTCAATGTAAATAGCGTCGCATCCATATTGATTTTCATTGACAACAGTAGGTTGAATTTGTAATTCTTCAAGAAAACTTTCTTTAAGGAATTCTGTGTTTGTTTTGTTAATTGCCATTTTATTTGTTATAAATTTTTACTACTCCATTATCAATTGTTACACTATCACATTTTTTAATTTTACAGATAGTTTCTTTTAATAATTCAATATTATTTTCGAGTATTTTTATACGTGTGTACTCTTTACTTTCTGTTGAAATATTAGTTTTTTTATTTGATTCACTTGAACAATATTCAAATTCCATATTTGAAATACTAATAATTTTTTCGATTTCCTTATCCTTAAAAGTTATATTTGGTAAAGCTTCATCTAAGCTAATTTTCCAATATTCTAAATTTTCCATTTTCTTACTTATTTGATTTCTATTTGTGTTTTCATGTGTAACGTTCTGAAATTTCATTCCAATACTTAACACCTTGTTTTGTTTTTTTCCAAGGAAAACAACACAGTACAAATAACTCAAAGCTTATATACTTATCATTTATTCTCATTTCAAAATCACCACAATTTTCTTTAAATTCTTGTTGTTCTTTCTCGCTTAGGAGTTTGAACCATTTGCTACCTTTTTTCATATCTTACTTTTTACTATTTCGTGAATAACTCCGTTTATTAATTCGCGCCTTATTTCTCGTTCGGGTTTTGCGACATTGATTTCTTCAATCGTGTAATTGACCGCAATACCTTGCGAAGTAAAACTACCTTTGTCGCCACCTTGTTTGATTTGTTGTGATGCTTTTTCTAAAACTAAAGTAAGGTAATGAGAATCTTCGCAAGTTAAGGTTATATTTATTGTTTTCATTCGATTGTTTCTAATTCAGATAAATAATTTTCTAATCTTAATAATTCAGTTTCAAAAGCAATATATTTTTCCATCGCTGAATATACAAGTCCTTTGTTTTTTTCAATCGTGTAATTTTTCGCTAGTTCTAAATATGTATTTATTCCGTCTTCGCATAACTTAATTAAACCTTTAATATCTTTAATTTCGGAATCTATTTTTTGCCAGTCTAATTCTTTGCCGTTTTCGCAACCGCAAACAACGTCTTTATAAACGATTTCACCCATTATCATTAAAGGCTCTTCAATCATTAATGTCCCGTCGCATCCTTGACAAACGGTTGTAAATTTTTCTTTAAGTGTTTCCATACTGTAATTTTAAGGTTTAAAATTATTGTGTTTTTTGTTATTGTGTTAAGCGGTGTTATTCAATTATAAGCGGTAAAAGGGGTTTTTACGCCCCTATTTGTTTCGATAATTGTTTTCCAAAATTTGCAAGTTCTGTATAGTTCCAACCATTTGATTCAATTTCTTTTTTTTCTGTTTCAAAATCAAACATTAAATTAAAATCTTCGCTGTTTAAAATTAAGTCTAGTTGTGTATTTTCAATTGTTTTCATATCGTTTCCGTTTTAGTGTCTACAAATATAAGTACTATTTATTAATTAAATACACTTTTATTAAATTATTTTTAATTTATTTTTGATTTAAATAAAATAACCTTTGATTTTCAATAAGTTAGCTTAAATTTATTTTTAATTTATTTTCTTTTAACCACATAAAAAAAGCCGTCTGAATAAACAAACGACTTTAATTAACCTAAAAAAAAACGAATATGGAATTCAAATATACGATTATTCTTTTAAATCTTCAATTTGTTCTTTACTTCTTTTCGCAAAACTTATAAATGCTTTCCAAACATCTTTTCCCGTTACACTTTCGTAACTTTCATTTATCGACTTTAATTCAGTTACTACGCAAAAGAAAGTAAACATTTTCGTTAATACCAAATCAATAGCTATAAAATGCCCTAAAATATCGCTTATAACAAACTTTTCTAATAAGAATATAAATACTATTGCGCCACTATATAAAAGACTCTTAGAAATCGTGTGTGAAAGTCTACGTGAACGTATCTTTTGACCTTTCTTATAACTTCTCCAAATTCCAAAGCAAGTATCTAAAATTATTGAAACAACCGCTATTAATACAAGTGGTTTTATTGGTGTTAATATCGAGAAAAAAGATAATAGCAAAAGAGTTGTTTTAGTTTTCATTGTTAAGCCATTTAGTATATTCAACAGGTGCGACATCGTGCCACTCCCAACCGTCGTAGTTTTCTTTATTTTCTGAATTTAAAACTTTGCCGTCAGGGTAAAAAACTTCGTTACCCGTTAGCCACTCTTCATATAAAAATTTGTAATACATATCTTTAAATTGTTACTGTAAAACCTTTGACTGTTGCTATTAATATATTACAAGTTGCAGCGCCAGGGTTACCAGTTACAACTATTGTCTGTGCTCCAGATGCCGTTCCTAAACTTGTAAAAAAATTATTTATTTCAGTTGCTGACATTAGGTTGTTTGCTACTGAAATTCCCCTTGTTAATCCAGTTGCTGTAAATTTTTGTAGTGTAACTACGGTGCTAAACATAAATGATAAAGATGTAACATTTGCCATATTTAAGTTTAAAATAGCAAGTGAATTAGCTTGCTGAAACATTGTAGTCATAGTAGTAACATTCGCTGTATTAAACAATGGTACATTTTGAAGAGATTGACAAACACGAAACATATCTTGCATATTAGTAACACTTGCGGTATTAAACAAGGGTACTGACTGAAGAGATGTACAACTTTGAAACATACTAAGCATAGTGTTAACACTTGATGTTTCAAACAAAGGAACTGAATTTAAAGATGTACAACCCGAAAACATTGAACTCATATTATTAACACTTACTGTGTTAAATAAAGGAACAGTTTGTAAATATTGACAGTTTAAAAACATACTACTCATGTTGTTAACATTTGCTGTATTGAATAAAGGAACAGTTCTTAAGGAAGTACAACCAGTAAACATTCTATCCATATTTGTTACACTTGCGGTATTAAACAAAGGAACTGACTGCAATGAAGCACAATTTTGAAACATTGTAGTCATATTATTTATAGCTCCAATTTCTTTAATCCATATTCTTTCAACTACTCTATGAAAAACTGTTGTTCCAGTTCCTATCACTAAATTTGTAGATGCACCAGTAACATTTGGAACGCTCATTACAATGTCCATAAATTGAGAAGTTTTACCTACTGCAATTCCCGTTGGTGTTTGTTGCAAGTCTACCCTTGTAATGTTAGCAACTCCCGTAGGAATAACCTTAATTAGAGCTTGCCTCCAACCTTCGCTTGTTGGGTTTGAAACACTTGCATAAGTGTAACTATGTTCTGCTTTAACTCCACTAAGTACATTTTCAAGTGCTGAGCCGTCACCCCAATCAACTGTGTAATTTCCAGCAAAAGTAAAAGCTACTCGATTACCACCAGTTACATTGTAAACTGCAACAAGTCCGTAGAATACTTGCTCACCTGGTGCAATACTTGGAATAGCTATCCAATCACTTGGACGTTGCCAATCTGTTGATGTTGTGCCTCTTGCCTTTATATAAGTACTCATAAACGTGTTGTGTTTAAATTCACTACCCCTGCTGTGTTCAAAGTTACTGTAATTTTTGCACCCGTTGCTATTGACACTCCAAATGTATAAGCTGAATCATTCACTAAAATAGTTGTTGTAGGTGAATTTGTTATCGCTGTAACTGAGTCAATTTGAAAAGTGTACATTGCGTAAAAGTCAACTGTTAAAGCATCAATGCACTCAACTGTAATTTTTGGATTTGTAAAATCTGTTTTTTGTGCATCTGTTTGGTATCTTTTATCCGAACTATCCGCAACTTCTGCCGTCGTTAACGCTTTATTTTTCCAAAGTGTTGTTGCTGTTTCGTAAACCAAAGTTTGATTATTTGCAACGCTTGAAATAGCAACGTCGTGAATTTCGTTAAGTTCATAACCGTTTTGAATTTGTACTTCAATTTGACCTTGCGTCGGGTGTGAACGTGTTACTTTTCCAACGTAAACTAAATGCGTAGGTGCTAAAGTTTTTGTTTCCGTGTAAGTTCCAGCAACGGTTCCACTCAAATATAATTGTGCGCCCTCGGTAAAAGCTGACGTATCTAAACCGCTCAAATCACCAATTAAAACACAAAATCCAACGCCGTTATTAAGTATATTTGATTGTAATAATCCGAACGTTCTTGAACTAAGCGCATCACTTACCGCCAACGCTTTACTAACAATTGGTTTATTTCCATTTGCGCCCGAAATAAATACAACCGTTCCCTTTGTTAAAGTTGCGCCAGTCATATTTTTAACCTCACGAACCAAAGTACCTGCTTGACCTGCCGTTGGAATATCTAACGCCGTAATGAATGGATTTAAACCATCTTCACCGTCGTTAATTAAATCGCTTGTGTTTGTAACAGCGCTCGGAATCGTAGGTTTATTTAAAATTTCAGCGTCACCACTTATCGCGTTCCAATCCGCGTTAACATTTACTTGTGCGCCGTCTTCAATTCCATCTAGTTTAGTTTTAAGCGTATTTGTAAAATCGTTTTCGCTTAATCCTTTTCCTGCAACAGCGTCAACTTTTAAATCCAAAGCCGTTTTAACCGCCTTTTGTGTTGGGTAAAACGTGTCGGAATTATCTGTTAAATCTATTTTTTTATTTGCAATATCTTCAGGCGTGAAACCTAAAGCTGGTTCTTTTGTGTCGGCGTAATCCTTAGTAATTAAACTCGTTCCATAAGTTGGTGTTGTTGGAACTAATTCAGTATAAACAATTTCTGAATCTGTATTCAAAAGCAAAGGTGTTCCATCGCCACCTGGTGCCAAAACTCTTAAATAACCAGCTTGCCAATTCAATTCAAATTCAACAGCGCATTGAAGCGAAACACCTTTATCGCCACCTCTTCCAGTATTAAATGTTCCTTTTGAAAGTCCAGCGCGATTTGCACCAACAACAATGCGATCTAATTCAGTTAAAATTATATCGTTTGAAAAAGTTTCGTTTCCACGTTCTAAAGTTTGCGCTAACGTTTGGTCTATTTGTACGTTTAAAAATGCACCGTCGTAGTAAATTCTAAAAACAAATGAACCTTCAGTAAATGAATCGCCACCAATTATCGCCGTTCCATTTCTAACAAAAACTTTAAAACCTTTACCTTCTTCGGGTGTTGGGTCTGTAAACATTGCGTTTTCAATTACCGTATAATTACGATTGTTTTCTGCTACCAAATCAACGGAAACAACTATTGGTGTTTGAGAATTTGTTAAATTTAAATCCATTTTTTATAAAATAATATTTATTTCTGTTGAATTGTCCAAAGTTACGAAAGTAGTTGATTCTTGCAAAATTCCATCCACGTAAATATCTAAATTTGTATCTGGTAAAGTGAAATTTATACTGCTTGTTTCAATGTAAGTATCGTTTGAATTATTAACCGTAATTGAACCTCCAACCGTTACCACTATTTGACCGCCCGAAACACTTGGAATGTTTACCGTTTCAATTACCGTTCCTTCACTATCTACTAATTCAACTGGTGTATTTGGAACGATGTAACTAGATCCATTCGGAACTGTTCTTTGCCATTCATCGTTTGTGTTTGATAATTGAACAAAATCGCTCTGAGGAATTGCGTTTACACAAATAGAACTATTTTCACGAAAAGTAATTTTTCCAGTTAAAAAAACTCCACTTACATTTGAATCAAAAAGGTTGTGAAATTGCAAACAATTTGGTGAAATAAAATCTTTTACCGAATCTGAATTATTAATTAAAATAATCAATTTTCTTGCTTCAATTTCTGCTAGTTCAACAACTTCATCGTGTTGTTCAGGCGTCCAATCTAATTGCGATTTATGAAATATTACCAGCTTTAAATCATAAGTACGAGTAATTGCACCTGTAGTCGAGCTGACAAAATTAAAACTAATTGGATCGTCCAAATAAACGGCAGGATTTATTTGATTGTCTGAAATAAAATTCTGCCAGTCACGTTCACCACGTCCAAAATCATAAGAGGTTTGCTCAACTAACGATTTTATAAAATTTGAAAAAGTCATCCTATTTGTCTAATTTTTACTCCAGCAACGTATCTTTTATTTTCCTTACAATTTACTTTCCATAGTGGGTAAAGTTCCCTATTTCGGTCTAAATAAAGCATAAACCTATCCGCATAAACTTGTGAGCCGCTACGAGCTTGCTCAACTAATCGAGAAACCGTTTTTTCGCTTACGTGTTCAGAATATTGATTTGCTTTGTGAACGAATCCAGTTGCCGTTGCAATAACAGAACTATTTGCCGTATACCTAGCGTAAGCTGAATAAACCAAAAATGCTTTTATTCCTTCTTGCGTGTATTCTTTTCCGCCAAAACTGTAAGTTGATCCATTAAATAGATCTCCGTAAACTTGCAAACTTGGTGATGCTTCAAAATCTTGAACCAAAGCGAAATAAAATTCATCACCTAAAATTGGTCGTAAATCAAAATCCTGAGCTTCTAAAATTTGTGGCGTTAATTGTGCGATTTCATTTGTATTTAATGAAATAGTTTTACGCGCTCTGATATCGTTTATTGTAATTAGTGCTGTCATATTCCTAACATTGTGTTTGCTTGTTGTTCAGTAAGTCCAAATAATACAATCATCGAACCTTTCTTTTGTTCAATAGTCAAAACAGGATCTGCAATAATTGAAGTTAATGCTTGTGTGCCTCCAACTCCTAAAGTTACCGCTAAAACGCTGTTGTCTGACTTGGCATCCTCCAATGCTTCGTATCCTAAAGACTGTCTAAATTCGTTCTTTGTGAAGTATTGAGCGTACGTTACATCAAGTTCCTTTTCTACTTTTAAAGGTATAATTGAATAATCTTTTGTTGGGCAAATATCAAAGTAAAAATTTGTAAAAACCATTTTTAAAATTTCTTCAATAATTAAACGATCATCTGCCGTAATTGTATTATAAAAATCAGTAGCGTCTGAAATTTCTTTTGACGTTCCCAAACTACCGCTTGTGCGAACTAATAATGCAGGCGGAATTAAAAACGATTTTATAATATTATCACGACTTGAATTTTCTGTATATTCATAAAGACCGTCATAATCTTGAATTTCGACCTTTTTTAAATCAATACTTTCTTCGTCTGATTCTCGTTGCATCCAAAGAATTGTTCCAGAACCATCACCGCCTTGAAATCGCTCTAAATTTTCCGCAAGTCCGTTTTCTTCTAAAATTTCATTTCCATTTTCATCTAATGAAACTTCTTCTTTTCCAGTAACTAAAATATGACTTGCAAGAAAGTTTTTAGCGCTTGTATTTGCTTTGAACCTTTTTGTTTGAGCTTCAGTTATCATATCCTCCAAAACAGCGTCAAAATCTGCTAATGGATATTCTAATCCGTTTGAAGTCCAATATAAAACTTGACCGTTGTAATTTTCCCAACCTCCTGCTATTTCAACTTCGCGAAGAACATTCGTTGGATTGTAAATGTTTATAAATTCAACATCCGTTTTTTTAAAGTTTTTTCTTTTTGTTTTTCCCCAGTCGTCGTAAACTGCAATTTTAAATTCATTTTCGTTTATTCCGAGTCTGCAGTATTCAAAATTAATTGGCGTTACATCAACTTTTTGCCCTAATCCGTTGTAATTTACATGAAGTGCGATACCGTTAAAGCTACCTTTTGAAAAAGCCATTTTTCGAATCAACTTATCAACGGTTAATCCTTTTTCATTAACTACAGCTTTGTAAAAATCAACGTCCTTTGCACCTCGTCCCATTACAAAACGTGTAAACATTCGTAAACAAGTTTTTGCAGTTCCTGAATCGTTAATAATATCAATAACTCTTTGAGGGTAAAGGTTGTCTAAATCATACGCAAGAATGTTAAGGTCGCGAATATCAATCCTATCAATCCTTGCTTTGATTTTATTCCTATCCGCTGTTATTTTGACTCTTGCCATAATTTTATTAATTCAGGTTGTTTTGTTCCTTTTGGTACTTCAATAAGTCTTTCTTTTAATTGCGCTCTCATTTCTTTTGCGCTTGGTAAAATTTCTTTACCGTTTACAATATCTTTCCAATCTTTTGGAAATTCTATAAAAAATTTAATTGTAGCGGGACTTGCTTTTAAAGCATTTATAAATTCAGCATCCGTTGAATGTTCAGTAATTGTAGCGTGTAAAAATGAAGTTACAACCGTTCCTTTTCTTAACTTAAATTTATTCATAATAGTTATTTTTATTTGTTGACGTTTTGCATAAAAAAATAAATCTTCAACGCATTTGCACCCTCTGGATTGATTTAAAGAAATTCCAAAAAAATGTTTATTCAGCTTATTAGCGTTTCGCCATTCATTTGAATTATAATCGTTTCGCCATTTTGCTATTGAAATTTCAGAGGCTAAAACTTGTTCAAGTAATTCTTTCATAGTAAAAAAAATAGGGTACAAAAATTGCACCCTATAAAATTACATATTTTTCAATGATATTTTTACAAAGCGTCAAAAATAGCTTTTGTTGTCGCATAATCTGTATCGAAAAATGCGTTAGGTAATTTAGGTTCTTTGTTGTTTTTTGTCAAGAAAGTAACAGCAAATGCACCTTGTGTTTCAGCATCGTTTACGTTTCTGTTTAATACCGTGAATTCTAATCCAGTTGTTAAACCGTATACTTCAAATGCACTTTCACCGCTTGCGCCTTGAAAATAATTTTCAGTAATTACAACGTAACGACCTTCAACTCCAGCATTAAAGTTTTCTTTCATTTCAGGTGAAATGTCGAATCCTAAAATTTCAACTTGATGATCAAATTTCTTGAAATAAGTACCATCGACAAGCATTGCTTGTGGTCTAATTGAATTACTTACTCCGTCAACTTCAAAAGCGCTTGCTCCAGAATTTAAAATAATATCTAAAACTTGTGCTTTGTTTGTAGCATCATAAACAACAGATTGAATATCTGAAAAGTTAATGATTTTTGCAAGATCACGCGTTCCCATTGTAAGTGGATTTTCGCAATCTTTTTTTATGTTTTGATTAATTTTTCCGCAAATAGTTGCCATTTTTTTTCTTTTTATTAAAGTGAAAAATAAGGGGTGTATTTCAACCCCTAGTTAATTTAGTATGCAACTTGAACTTCGTGATCAATAATAACTTTTGCGTCAATGTTGAATTGGAAATCAACGTTTGTCGTTTTTGTCATTTTGTCATAGAACATATCAAAAGCGCTTAAATTTGCTTCTTCTTCAGTACCTACTTGAATGTTTGTTGGAACTGTTAAAATTACTCTGTGTGGTAAAAAGTATTTTGTTCCGTTGTTATAGTAAGATTTGATTGTTCTGTCCCAAAACTCAACACAAACTACAGGAATTCCACCTGCATTAACTTGCATCATTCCGTTTTCTAAACGTTCAGTTGTGAAAGAAATGTTTGCAAACGTTAACTCACGTCTATATTGATCGAATACCGATTTTGTAACTTGGAAAACCAAACCTTCTTTTGCAGTCAAACGAGAATCTGCTCCAACCTCCATGTCAAACAATAAATTCATCACTACTTTGTTAGTAGTATCTGTTGAATTAAATGCTTGTAAAGCGTAAGATGCAGCCGCATTTTTTGTAGCTAATCCTGCCGTTTTACGTGTTGCGTCTGCTCCTACGATTGCATAGATTTGTTTCCAAATTCCATCAATTTTATTAAAGAAAGCAAGGTTTGTTCCGTTGGTAATAACTCCAGCAGGTGAACTGTTGTAGTTTGCCGCATCAACATCGTTGAAATAAGCAATACGCATCCAAGTTTCGATTAATTCAGTAGAAAGCAAGTCTTCAACATAAAGAGCAAAATCTGTTGCTGTTAAATCCGATTTCTCTAAACCGTTTTTTGTAGCCCAAATAAAGAAAGTTTCTTCGATATCAGTCCAACAATAAGAAAGACGATCGCTAACTGTTGCAGGTAACCACTCTTTGCCAGTTAATGGACTCGTTACGGTGCGTCCTTCAGGATTGCACTCGCCACTTCCTAAACCTAAAAGACTGTTAAAACGTCCTAAAATAGCAATTTGTTTCTTTGTTTTGATTCCTTGAACAATTGAAACCAATTGATTTACTTCAGGAGTTGCGAAAGCTGATACGAAAACAGCTTCTGCGCTTGACTTTACGATATCTCCAGTAAAGTCTAAGGTGTTTGGATTAAATGGAGTTGGCATTGTTATTTTTTGTTTTTAATTTGATTTCTTTTTTCCGCCATAATCTCAGCTTGGCTTTTAGCTGGTGTTGTTGGTGTTTTAAAATGCGCACTTGGTGCAGGTGGTGTGAAAGTAGATTTTTGAGCTTTCAAAGTTTCCATTACTGCTAAAACTTCATTGTGTTCAGTTTCCATTTGAGCAAAAACTCCTTTGTTAGTTTCAAGTTCACTTTGTAAAGCTAAAATTTCAGCATTTTTTGCTTCGATTTGTGCTTTCAAATCAACGATTTCACCTAAGTAATCAGTGCTTTCACCTGAAGCAAGAATAATTTCGCCTACAATTCCAGCTTCCGTTACAATTACTTGTGTTCCGTCAGGTAAAACGTAAGTGTCAATTGGTGCAGCTTCTCCGTTTAATGTCATTGGATCACCTACCATTAAATCGCTGAATGGTGTTTCAACTGTACCTTGTTCAATATCAGCCATTATTGCCTGAATTGTACGACCTTGAATTTTAGCCATTGCTTTCGCAAATAAGCCTAATTTGATTGTTTCTTTTTTCATTTTATCATTTTTGTTTATAAATGCAATTGGTTTTAATTTTGGAATTATTTGAGAAACAAAACCTAATGTTACAAGTTGCTCGTTTGTTAAATTTGCTTCAACATCCATTAAACTTGCAATTGCTTCTTTACTCGTTCCAGTCGCTGTCGAATACATAGAAACCATTTCTTTTGAAAGCGGTTCTAAAACATCGACCATTTCTTTTAAATCGTTTACGTTCGCTTGTCCTATTCCATCAAATAAAGGATTATGAATCATATACTCAGTCCCTTCAACGATTTTTCTTTTTTCTAAAGAAACAGCCAAATGTATTTCCGTTGCTATTGAAGCGCATAAACCACTTGCAATTGTATGAACGTTTTTTAACGATTTTAAATATTCAGCGATTTGTTTTCCAACCTCAACAGATCCGCCCGGTGAATTAATGTAACAATTTATTTGCTCACATTCTTTTAACGGCTCAACTTGTAATGCAACATCAATAAGCTCAACGCCCTTCGTGTTTTCATCACTACCAATTTGTCCCGTTATGTAAATATTTCCAATCATTAAAACAAAATTATATCTTTGTCACTCACGATGTTTGACACAATTATGACAATAGAAATTTTAGGTTTAGGTGAATCGCTTTCAGAATACCAACCAAATGAGAATTTAACAATAGGAGTAAATGATATTCATTCGCGTATTAAAACAGATTACGTTGTTTGCGTTGATAACTTTGAAGCGTTTACAAAGGAACGATTAAACACTATTTTAAAAACTGAATGCGACGGTTTTTATTCTCAGTTAGAATGTTGGCGAAATATTCCAAATTTTAAAAGAATTGAATTTTATAGACTAGCAAAATTAACAGATCAAAAATTCAGATATTCAAACAATAGTACTTTTGTCGCTTGTGTTTTAGCTTACAAATTAGGTGCAAAAAAAATAATTCTTTGGGGTGTTGATTTTAGAACGCATCAAAACTTTAAAGGAAATTCATATACGAAAGCAATTGAAGACTTTAAACAGCTAAAAAAAGACTTAATTAAATTAGATTGCAAATTAATTGTAGGTTCTGAATATTCCGCTTTGCACGGTTTAATTTAACCATCCTTTTTCAATACAAATTTCTAAAATGCCGTTTTGTTTCACTTTATCAAAGTCAGCTACTCCGATAATTTCAGCAAAACAAACGTGTTCGTTTTTGTACTTCATATTTAAACGCTTCATTACTTCAATCGTAGGATTTTTAGCCCAATTTGGACGTGAAGAAATATAATCGTTATTTAGTTCAAAATGTTTAAACGGTATTAATTTCAATTGTTTATCTTCAAAAATTACTGCTACTGAATAATCTTCTATTTCCAAAAGTAAAGCCGTTCGCATTTTATTAAATCCAGCAAATAAGCGTTTTAATCCCTTTGCTTTAAAATGTAGTATATCTCCGTGTTTTAACATTTCATTCTTTTTAAAATTCTGTAAACTGTTCTTGTATCAACTCCAAAAACTATCGAAACATTTTCAACAGCTTGTGTTTTTACGTGTCCTTTCATTATTTCCAATTGATAGCTATGATAAATTTTCCTCCATAAAATAACATTTGGCGAAATTAATCCAGAGTGAACTAAATTTCTAAGTTCACCACTTTCGTGTAATTTATCTAAAATATTAATTGTCATATTCTTGTCAAATATACTAAAAATTCGCACGCTCGACAACTGCCGTTCTTCTTCCTACTGCATTAACGATTTCCTCAACAGCTACAATTGGCGAAGGCATTGATTGCATAGCTTGTAAAATTGTATTTTGCATTGAAAATTGATTGTCGACTGCGTTTGTCATAGGTTGTAAAATTCCACCGTTTGCAAATTTAACGCCACCTCCAGCTTCGTTAATAGCCGAAAGTAAAGGACTAAATAAACGAGTCGAATTTTTGTTTATAACCGCTTCTCCTCCTTCAAGTTCTCCAAATGGTGTTGCAATACCACCTTGCGAATGCGAAGCGCCGTTTAAGATACCACCTTTTGCGAATTTTGGTGTAGGTTGTGAAGCGATAATTGCAATTTGTGCCGCACCCAAAGCTCCTGCAATTCCTGCTAAAATAATTCCCAAAGGTGGTGCTGTTCCTAATGCACTTGCAACTCCAACCGCTGTTGCAATTGTAGCGTTTATTAACTGACTTGCTTTGTTACTTTTAAATTGTTTTTCCTTTAGTTCCTTTTCTTTTGCATTGTATTCAGATGCTAAAACTGACATTTGAGAATCAAAATTTGCTTGTGAAATTACTCCAGCATCCAATTGATCCTGAAGCGCTTTTTGTTTAGAATCAAATTTTTCTTTTTCTTCATTCATTTCAGTTTGAATTTGATTTCTTGAAATCTGCATCAATGAATCTGCAAGTTGACCAGCTGAATTAACAGCCATAATTGCCAGATCTTTCTTTTGCTCTTTCGTTAATTCAGTTTCTTTTGTTGCGTTTGTTTGCGAATTTGTAAAAGTTTCATCTTGCAACTGTTGAATTTTTAACGCGTATTCTTTCTCAATTTTTTCTTTATCTTTTCCAGTAGCTTTTGAAAGTGCGATTTCTCTGTCTCGTTCAGCTTCCAAAATTCTAATTCTCGCAAATCTATATCGTGACCATTCGACAAATTCATCTTTTGTTCCTTTTGCTTTTGCAAGTGCTAATTGTGCATCAATTAATTCAATTTGTTCAGCTGTTTTAACTTCATTTTCAGCTCTTAATTTTTGGTTTTCTGATACTTGCTTTGTGTATTCATTATCACGCTCTGTTTTACGTGTTGTAAATTCTTGAGAAACGGCATCAAGTTCTAATTGCGTTCTAGTTTCAATTTCTTTTATTATAGACTTATTGCCTTCTGCGTCTTGTATTTCACGTTTAGAGCGTTCTTTTATAGCTTTTATACTATCTTCTTCTTCTTGCTTGTCTAAGTCGTTTAAAGCCTTGTTTTTGTCCTCTTGAATTTTTAATAATTCATCAACATTTCCTGCCGCACTTTCTTCCAGAAATTTATATTGCGCTTCGACTGCTTTGCGTTCGTTTTCGTGTGAAAGTTGTAAATTACCTAACTGTAGATCACTAAGTTTTCTTGCAAGCGCTAAGCGTTCAGCGTATGCCCTTTCATTATCTGATTTAATTTTTTCGTTATTAGCTTTGTTTTCATCTGCTATTTGATTATTAATTTCTAATTTAAGATTAGTAAGTCTCGTTCCGAAAGTTAGATCTTTTTGAAAAAGTTCTTCGTTTGCATCTTGCGTTGCTTTAATTTTTTCACGTATAGCATCTCCGCTTTCTTTTGAATCAGATAATCTTAATTCTTTACCTAATGATTTTAATAGTTTATAATTTTCTTCTCTTATTTGTAATTCTCGTTTATGTTCATCTTTCAATGCTTTTATACGCATGTCTCCAACTTCTTTTGTGCTTTTACCTTGAAGTTCAGCTTGACGAATATATAATTCATCAATTTCCTTTAAATTGTCATCTAATTTTTTTAAAGATGCAATTGTATCTTCAATAGATTTTGTATGATTTTGCTGTGCTCTTACTGCATTTTGATTTACTGAATCATTCCACATTTTTAAAGCTGCTCCAATAGCGACAATTGCACCAACCATTAAAAACAAAGGATTTGTTAAAATTGCTTTACCTAAATTAAATAAAGCCGAACCCATATTTTTAAGACCGCCTAAAACTTCTTTAAAAGTCATTCCCTTAGAAATAACCGCCATTTGTTGCATTTTTTCTGAAACTCCAGCGAAATCTAAATTCATCAAATCATCTTTGACTAATCCTAAATTGTTCGACATTTTTTCAAATCCAGTTCCCCCTGTATTTGCTTTTGTGTTTTCGTTTACTTCTTTTAGTTTGTCGTTTAATTCCCCAGCACGTGAAGCCGCTTTTTGATACTCTTCCGAACCAGCATCCATAGTTGCCATTTGACCTTTCAAAGACTTAATTTCGGCTTTTAAATCCGTCAATGCACCTGCGTAATTTCCAACGTTACGTGTGTGCGTTCCGTACATTTTTTCAGCTTGTAAAAGTTCCTCGTTCAAGGCATCCATTTCTTTCACTAACTTACCTCCAACTTCAGCATTTTCACGTTCTTCTTTGTTTAATTCTGCATAAGCAACTTTGGAAGCGCTTAAAAGTGAACGCATTTCTTTTAAAGATCCATTATTTGACTTTTGCAAAGCCTCGTATTTTTGAAGTGCCGTTGCGTTATCCGTTAAAGTCTTTTGATTTGCTTTTACTTCAGCGTTTAATTTCTTATATTCAAGTGTATTCTTGCCAGTTTCTTTTGCGATTTTTTCTAATTCAGGCGTTAATTTCTTTAAATTTTCTTCCGCTTTTTTTGCTCCCTCAGTAAGTGAAGTTGTATCTAATTCAATTTTGAGTAATATCGTTTTGTCTTCCATTTTTTTTATAATCTTACAAGTTCACAAATAGTAATTTCGTCTTTAAAATTTTCAATCTTATTTAAGTAAAACGTTCCGAAATATTCTACTTTAATTGGTCTTAAATGGTCTACGTTTTCCACGTCTAACGGCGTTAATCTAAAAGGTAATTGAATTACCTTAGATTTATCCAATAATGCCTGTATTGTATCGTAATAGTCATTTATTAATAAATCAGCGCCAACAAAGTTTGCAAATGGTATTCCAGAACTTACAGCCGTTGTTGTTGTTCCATCTGTATAATTTACATCAAAATCCGTATCTTGTTTTACCACTTGCAAAATTCTATAATCTGGCTTTTGCCATTCAATACTTAAATTTATAGCTTTTATTTTTGGAATATTAAAACCATTAAATTTAGAACGCTGTTCTGTTGCCGGGTGCAATATTTTAATTACGTCTTTTTGAGCTTCTAAATTCATATTTTGAACATCAAAGTAACTATCCGCTAGTTGATCAGGAACGTTTGTATTTGTTTTAAAACGCATCCAATTTCTACGTGCATATTTCCCAAATAAAAAGGATAATTCAGGAACATTATTTGCTAATTTATCCGTCCAATCTAACGGCTCGTTTTCTTTGACTTTATTCAGATAATCTAATTCAGTAATGTTTGAATATTCATCTGTTTGAACCATTAAACATCTAAGGTTTAAAACATCTTTAAATACGTCCAGAACCTTCATTCTAAACAAGTCACGAAAGGATATATCTGAGTTAAATAAGATACCTTGTGTTTGATTAAATGAAAAAGTAGTTCCTTGTAATGAAACTCGCAAAGTACTTGGATCATTATCGACTTGAACTACAGCATCAAAATTTACAACGTAAATATCTGTATCTAAAAAAGTCATTTCTTCAGTCTCAAAATTTAGTAAAAAATTACCAAAAATCCCAACGTTCATTTGTGTAGTGAATGTTTCAGTTTGAAAACTAGTTAAAATTGTATTTGTTGTTAAATTAGTTATGTAACCTCTTAAAAAAATTGTTTTATTTTCATTTGATTCTCCAAACCTAAAAGTTGTAATTACGGAACTAAATTTTAAAGTTCCAACTTTATTTGAATTTGGTGTAAATCTAGGTAGTATTAATTGCGTAAACTCTGGGCTTGTAAAAGTATCTGTTAAAGGCTGAATTATGAAAGATTGAACGCCAGTTCCTCCGGATGCAGGAATTGAAACATAATTAATTTGGTTAAATCCATCGTTTACAAATGTTGCTTTGTTCTGCTCTAAAGTTTGCGATCTTATAAAATCACTAGGTGTTAATACCATTGAATTATGATCAACTGAATCAATATAAGCACCGCCAATTTTAAAACCAATTCTTTCTTCCAATTTTTCAAATAGTTTTGGAATCGGTAAAACTGGCAACATTTTACGAACGTCAATAGTATCTGAATCAAAAAACGTGTCAATGTCAATGCTCCAATCTATTAATGGAAAAGTCCAATAAGAACCGCCATTTATAACGTTGGTTAAATTCCACGTAAAAGGCGTTTCATCTGTAAATAAATCACCGACAATTAAATCGCCAATTGCATCTGAAAGCGAAGTGTTTCCACTTGTTACTGAAATATCAATTGTGTTCGTAATTCTTTCGATTACTCCACGTCCATTGACAACCGTTGCAATTCCATCTTGAATATAAGTTACATTTAAAGTTTCGTAAGGTATTGAACTGTTTGATTGAACATCGTTTGAAACTCCTATAATTTTTATATTATTTTGAGTCAATGGTAATTTAAAAGTATTCGTAAAATTACCTTGCCGATCTTGTAATTCACCAATATTATTTGCCTGCTTTGTTAATCCAATTCTTGTAAAATTAGACAAGTCGCACAACTGACCATTTATATAAAGTTCATTCATTTTGATTGAATGTTTGTGTATGGTAACTGTATTGTAAATTCAATATCTGAAGTTGTTCCGTTACTTTCATAAACTTTAAAAGATCCAGTTTCGGGACGTACACCAATCCAGCCTTGTGCCGTTTCTATTTCTACGCATATTGAAGAAAGAATTGTTTTAAGCCCTTTAATATCTTCAATATCTACAGACGCACCCAAAGTAATTTTTTGCTGTTCAAATCTTTCTAAGTCAAAAATGTTGCTTCTTGAATTTTGCAAGTCATTAATATAAGGCTCAAAAGTAGCACCTGTTGACGTGTCAATTGAATAAATTTGATTGTATCTAAAAACCCAATGCTCACGACCACCTAAAGTGTTTAACCAGCTTAAAGCAACTGCGTTTAATAAGCATTCATTATTAATTTTAATTTCTTTAGTTTCTGTTAAATCGCCTTGTTTTAAAAAGCCTAAAAATAAATCAGGAATGCCGTATTCGATTGAAACGCTGTTTGCTGTATCGCTAATTAATAAACGATTTACTGCTCCAGTATCAACTGTTGTTGTTGTTAAAAATGTGTAAGTTCCGCTGTTTTCGTTTTTACGAATTTGTTTTGCAAAGTCACCGCTTGTAATATAAGATAAACTAAACGGATAGCCAATAAAATTTGTAGGTCTTTCAAAAACACTTAAAAACTTGCAAGGTATTTCTAAATTTCCAACGTATTCTGCCATATTTGAACCGTACAAATCACGAATTTGTTTTGCCGAATTACTCCAATATCTGAAATCAGTTAGATCACCGTATGATTGTTGTGTAAAATTGTAATTTTCTCTAAATTTTAATTTATATTTTCCACTCATTCCAGCATCAATTGCAGTTAATGAAGTGTAATTGTAATCATTCTCAAATAACGCTTTTGTTTTTAAAACTCTATGAACGTCAACAAAAGCCAAACCAATACTATTTGGAATCGTTCTAAGCGTTCCTATTTCAGTTGTGCCGTTTTCAAGTACAGAAGTTTCAATGTAGTAGTTTGAGTAAAGGTTTGGAAAAATTACAAAACCACCTAAAATAGTACCGCTTTCAATTACGTTTAAAATCAGGTTGTTAACTGCTATAAATGTGATAATTCCACTAATTGTGCCACCGTCAGGCTTGTAATAAACAACACTTGTTCCAACAACTACTCCAGCTGGTGGTGTATCGCTCAATTGAAGTCTTACAAATCCACCACTTACCGTATCTTTTTCATCAACTAAAGCGTCTTTTCTTTGCAAATGCCATTTAATAGGGTGTGTTACTGCTTGCCATTTTGAAATAAAACAAACGCTTTCAATAATAAAACTTTCAAACATACTTTCTTCAGGAATCGTAAAAGTTCCAAAGGGACAACCGACAATTATTAAACTTGCTTGTATTTGAAAAGAATAAACCGCAACCCACTGCGTGTCAACGTAGCTAATAATTAAATCAGTTTCAAATAGAAAATCGTTAATTCGGTATTCGCCGTCATTATTTATTTCAATTTCTACCGTTTCAGGTTCTTCGCCATTTAATTGATACGTTAATTTTATAGTTTCGCAACCCGTTGAACATACTTCTTGCTCTGGTGCTTGTATAACTTCAATCATAGATTTATCGCTTTAATTTCAACACGAAACTTGTTAGTTAACAAATTTAGTAAATTTTCTATTCTTGCGTTGGTTATGATGTTGTCATAAATATTATTTCCACCGCCTTGTTGATATAATTTAGTTCCTCTTAAATGAATTGATTTTGAAATCGCCCAACTTAACTGCTCAGGGGTTGGAATTTTTCCTTGCTTATTTGCTCTTGCTGTTATTGAATGTCGATTAATCCAGCTTAAAATTGTTTGTTGCAAAGTTGGATTTCCTCTTTTTGCTCCCGCTCTTGTTGGTGCTCTTCCATCAATTAAAACTCGTATGTATGGACTTGCTGTAATTTCTAAAACGTTATCTGAAACGGTGTAAGATATTGAAGGCGCAAAGCCTTTAGAAACTTTCATTAATTCAGGTACTATTTCTTTTGCAAACTGATCAAGTATTTCTTCGTTGCTCATGAAGTTTTTTTTCAAAGTTACTTTGAATTTTTGAACGGTACAAAATCAATATTACAACATTGTATTCCAGTTCTTCAACTTGCTTGTGTGTGTAATTGTAATTACGTGCTATAAAATCAATTGTGTTGAATTCACCTAGTTTATCGAAGTTGTCAATTCCTGCCATTTTTTCTTCTATTGAAGGTACATAGTGCAACATTGAATTTCTTTCTTTATCAATTTTAGATAACTTTTCAGCAACGTAATTTATCGCTCCAAATACTTCAGCAATAGAAAGATTTTCAAGATCCATTTCGCCAGCGTAAACTTTCAGCATTTCAAAAGGTTCGTTATCTTTCAAATGTTGCGTTGCTTTTATTTTTTCACCAAAAGACCGTTCGCCAAAATCAAAAGATAAATCGGAATTTCCGATAAATTCAACGTGTTCTAGTTCTGTTAAAGGTTGTTTTAAAAAATCTAAATAGTTGCCAATTTCTGACAAATCAATCATTGACAATTTAACAATATCAAAGCCAGTAATATATTCGAGAATTTCAACGTCTGAATGAGTTTCGATAAACTTTAAATCCTTAACCTTTAAATCTGAATAACTTGAAGGTAAAGTAAAATTTCCAATTTCTGTTTTAAAATTATACATATCGTGTTTTTGGCGCTTTTAATTTTGATTTTGGATTTTTATCAATTAAGTAAAAATATCTAATTCCATCAATGCAATGATTAAAAGCGTCAATAGGTTCGTTTGTTGATATTCCGTTTTTGTCCTTTAACCAAATATAAGAACGTAATTCTTTAATTAAATTAATGCTTTTTGAAGTAACTCTTATCTCTAATTCTTGCATTGTTTGAATTCCAAACTTTACGCTGTCTTTTCCTTTTTCTGCTTTTTTAACATTTAATCCATAATTTTTTAATTCTTGAATTGTTTTAGGTTCTGCACTATCTGAAATAATTTGTACACTTGAATTAACTTTTAATTGTTTACAAATTCTAGCTATATCGCTATTCAATAAGCCTGTTTGATAAATAACTTCGTCCCAATATTCAACACCTTCAAATTCATAAATAGCCGTTAAAGTCGTAGGATCGTTTGTGTAACCAAAATCCATTCCATAACCTTTTAATTTTGCGTTTGGCGGTAAATTATCAATTTGCTTCCAATTGGTAAAAACAACTCCTTGTAAATTTCCAATCATTCCTAATCCGTAAACTTTCCACCAATTGCACCAATATTCAGATTTAATGTTTTCAGTCTTTAAAAGTTCTTCAATAGGTAAATCAGTATTGAAAAAAGCCTTTGATCTTTTTATCATTAAATCTTCCATTGTTTCTTTTGAAAGACCTTCATTATCTTTATAAGTAATTAATAAAAATTCACTATTATGTTCAGGTAAAATTTCAGTATGCGCCCAAAATTCATTGTCAGGATTAAAATCAATATAAGTTTCTGTTGAACGAATAATTAAAGCGTCCGCAATTGGAAATGGTATGTGATTTGCTTCATTTAAAAATAAAATAGTACGCTTACCACTTACTTTTGCTTTACCTTCGCTATCAAAAGATTTAAATTGTATTCTTGACTTATTGCCAAAAGTGTAAGTCAAATTTGAAGCGTTCCAATTAGTTTCAATCCAACGCCCAGTTTCTTCCATTATTGTTTTGAAAATGTCCAAAGCGCCCTCTTTTACCGCAGGTAAAGTTTCTGCAACAACAGTTGCTTTATGTTTTTGCTTTAAACATTTATCAATTATAATTGGAATAATCGCATACGTTTTCCCTGCTGATGTACCACCTTGAATAACTCTTTTACGAGCTTTCATTTGGAGTATTTTGTTAATTGCTGTCGTTCTCTGGAACATCTGGGAATAATGGAACTTCTTTATTTACGTTTGTATTATCAACTTTTTCTGCTAAATTATTCAAACGTTGTGTAATGCTTGGATTGTAAAACCCTAATAAACCACCAGTAACTTGATCTTGTCTAATTTCAGTTTTTATACGTGAACAGATAGTAACAAACTCCTCGTAATAACCTTGTTTATTATCAAAATATTGATTAACACAGCCATAATTATCATAACAAAATATTTCAAATCCTTCCATTGTCAAAGGTACTTTTTGTGCATCTGTTTTTCTATCTCCTTCTTTGCCAACATATTGAACCTTTAGCCATTTTTCAGACTCAATTATTAATACGTAATTTTTATATTCTTGAAATGCTTTTAAAAGTTCTTCCGGTGTTTTAAAAATTCGTGTTGGATGTGGTTGTTTCATATTGTGTTTTTATTATTCAAAGTTACTAAATTTCTACGAATTTATACTTTCGTTGTACCATACGCTCAACATAGATACGCGCATAAATTCTTTGCCAGCTTGGAACGTTTATTAATTCACTTTCATTTCCATTTATTTCAGCTCTTTTAATTCTTTCTTTATGTTCCAGCTTTGCACTTGCGTTTATTTCTTCCATTTCTTCCAATGTCAAAACTCCAGAAAAATTTCTGCCTATTGCGTTTGCGTGGTGTTCAGTCCCTAACCATTTGCCTTGTTTAATTGATTCCAGATAAATGTTTTTTGCTGTTTTTTTAAATTCCAGATCCTTTTGAATTCGCATTTTTTCTTCTTCCAATTTTTTTAATTCCTTTTCAATTTCATTTTTAATAATATTTTTTTTACGGAAAAATTCTGTAATTGGTTTTAAAAAAATATCACGTGTTAAAATATAAACCTTTTCTTCTTGTGTGTGCGTTCTAAATGCTAATTGAATATCATTTACAGTTAACTGAGGGAAACGCTCTGTAATGCACATGAAAATATCTTCTATCGTTAATATATCTAAACTTTCAGGTGCAATTCCAAAAATAGATTTTGAAACGAATAAAAAATATTGATCACAAAACCAGTTTTTTTCGATAGCTAAAATATTAGAATCTTGAAAAAGTTTTGCGATTGCATTTTCATTGATTGTTATTCCTCTTGGAATTAAAGAGTTCTTCACGTTCTCGATTGAGGCGTTGTCGAGCTGCTTCAGTTCGATCTGTAATTGTTGGTTTTGAAAAATTGTTATTTGATTGTCCATTTTGTTGATTATTAAAGTTTTTATCATTTTTTTGCCACGTGCTTAATCTTCTTTCTAAACTCCATGTAGTTTGCATTTCCTTTCTAAATTTTGTATTTGATTGATTTGGCTCAGTCCAATATTCGTAAAATTCTTTTATAAAATCTCTTGTGTATTGTTCAACAAAAGGTTTTAGTGTTTCAGCAAATTTTAATTTGCGTTCCTCTATATTGTTCTTTGTTATATTGTTACTTGTTATATTGTTTAATTGTTTATCTATACTAACAGTGCTTTGACTATGCTTTGTACTATGCTTTTGCAATGCTTTGTCTAGTGCTTTTGTAGTTGCTTTTGTAGTTGCTTTTGTAGGTGCTTTGGTATTTTTTACAATAGCAACTATATTTGAAGAGTATTGATTTTTGCTAATTTCAATCATTTCAATAAATCCAAAATCTACTAATTCACTAAGTCCAGATGAATACGTTCTCCAGTTTTTAACTCCTATTGCTTCCATTACCATTTGAGAAGGTAAACCAAATTTATTTTTCCAACCTAAACGATTGCAGTGTTCAATTGCAAAGTAATAAATACCGTAATGAATTGGTTTTATTTTATCAGGATTTTCGAAAGCCCAATCAACAAAATTTCTTGATAATTCATAACTATTCATTTTTAATTTTTTTAGTAAATAAAAAACCCCAATAAATCCAGTAGGTCTCACGTACTTTCATTATCGAGGTTCAATAATTTTTTTGTTACCTATTTTTGAGACCGTAACAGTTTTGCAAATATAAAAAATAAATTAACATTAAAGACATTTAACAGCTTTTAAATATTCTAAATGCGCTTTAAATTCACAATTAAAAGAACCTAGAAACTTTTGTTTGCCGTTAATATAAATTCTTGACCTCCATTTTTTACCAGCAACGCAAACTCCTTTAAATTTACTTAGATATCTTTCTTGTAAACGATGCGAATTGCTTCTTTGAGTAATTAGCTGTAAGTTACTAAAATCGTTATTTTGGCGGTTGTTATCTATATGATCAACTACAATGTTCATTTTGTTTGGTTTGTGTCCTAAAAACGCCATTGCTACCAAAACATGACCTCCATAAGTTCTGCCGTTAACTTGAAATTGCTTGTAACCTTTTACACTAATAGAACCTTTCAAAATTACTTCTTTGCCCTTTCGATAGCTTTTAACTTTTCCGTAATTTGATATTAAATAATCTTCAAAGCCTTCAATTGTTTTCCATTGTTCTTGCATCTTTATTCGATTTTAATTTTAATAAATTCCTCTGATTTTTTTACGATTGTTTTTTTTACATTCAGCTCAGTAATATCGCGATCATTAAAGCCGTATTTCTTTTGTAAAATATCTAAAATTAACTTTACTGGGTTGTCAATATCTGCTAACTTAGAACTAAACCCAAACTCAATAAATACCGTGTGAACGTTTTTAATTTCTCTTTTAGGTAACATTAACAACAACGCTTTTTCGTAGCTTAAATACTTCTTTGTTTTGAAGCGTGAACCTTGCCACGCTTCGTTAACAGATAATGGCTTGATGTTTAATTTTACTTCAAAAATCATTTATTTTTAAAGTATTCAATTACATCGATATTTCTTAAACTAAACCTTTCAGTTAATTCATTGTAGTACTCATTTGCAAGTTCAACCGCTTTTTTGATAATCTTAATGTTATCTTCAGTTGTGTCAACTCGAAATAAATTTACGCGGTCTTCAATAGGTAAACGTTCAAAATTAAACATTTGCTCAACTTCATTTCTGAAATCTTCGTCTGGTTGACCTTCATTTCCTGAATCTTTCCAGTAATTCCAAACCTCTTTTTCAATAATGTTTAGCGGTGGATTCATTAAAATACGAGCTACAAATCCAACTTCTTTATTGTCAAGGAAATTATAACCGTGAATTTGCCATTCGTAAAGTGATTTTTCTTCGCTGTCCTTAAAGAAATTCAATCCGCTAGGGTAATATACATTTTTAGTGTCAATCGTGCATTTAGGACGGTTTAAACGAACGTCTGGTGTTCCTTTAATCCATTCATTTGATAAATATGCTTCGTTCTTTACAGTAATAAAACCTAAATACTTTGATAGTGCCTTTATGCTAGCGTCTTCAATTACTTTTCCTTTTTCAACGAATTTATTGTGAAAAGATTTATGAAAGTCGTAATAATCCGAATACCAGCATTCTTCGACGTAAGTTTTTGCACCTGTAGAAAGTTTCATTTCAGGAACTTTATCGCGTTTGTCAATTAATTCTTGAATCTTTTTTGACTTAGATCCTTTATCGACTAATTCAGCTAATTCTTTCGCTTGAATTTCAGTTAATCCAAGTGGGCACAAAGACATGCCCACTGTTAATTTTCCTAAACTTGAACATCTAAACTGTCGCATCTTGAATAGTTTTGATTTGTTCCTCAGTTAATTCATATTTCGATTGTAGACCGTCTAACGTAATGTTGTCTGCTATTATTTCTGATATTACATCCAATAAATCTGCATCGCTTAAAAGCTCTTTTTCTTGAATTTTTACAGCGTTATCGTTTCCAGCATCTACGTAATCGACGTCCAAAGTTTCTGCGTCATTAATTACAGCTGAATCTACTATTGTCGCTTGTTGCATTTCAATCGATAAAATTCCCCACTTAGAAAGCGTATTTTTTAAAACCGTCTTTTTTGCCATTGCATTAAAATTTTCTTTCCAAACTCCAGATGCTGAGCTAAAAGTTTTTGAGAATTTTGCACCGTGTGCGTTCACTTCTTCAATGGACCAGTACGAAGTTTTCTCGAATCCGTTGATTAATTTAAAATAAGCAACATAACCAACGATTGAACCTTTTCCAACTAGTTTAAAATCTGCATCTAATTCCTCAGTTAAACGGTCGTAAGTTTTAAACTGATTTTCATAGACTTCAATTACGTTAATTGCTTTGTATTGTCCAGTACGTTGCGCTAATTGCACGTAGCCCTTCCAACCCATTTGAAACTGAGCGACAGACTTTGAAATCCAATTACCTTGCGCGTCCTTTTTATTTTCCTTATAAGGAACAATCCACGCAAAGCCTAAATTATTGTTGATTGGAAGGTCTAAAGTTGCAGCCATTGCCGCACTGTTATAAACGCTTTCAGGGGTTGCAACCGAAAGTAAATTATTTGAATTTACTACCTGCATAACCGAAGTAATAAACCCGGTTGATTTTTTTCCAAGTAATTCTTGAAACTTTTTTTGTACTCCGTCCTTTGCGAAGTAACCTTTAATTGAAACTTGATTTTCCATTTTATATTGATTTAAATTAATACGTGCAAATATACAATTAAATAGTAAATAATTACAACTTTATTGTAGATTTATTTTAACTGTTTACGCTTCCAAACGATTGAATTTGTGGTTATTTCTAAACTTAAATTATTATCAATCAGTAAAATAAAATTATTTAATTCATCTAATTCAACGTTTTTATTTCTAAATAGCTTTTGATAATTTTTTAAATAATCCATTCTTTTAGATTCACAAAACGCCTTTAAATTTGTTCCCTTATCTGCCAAAATTGATTTGATCATTTGCTTAGATCTTTCTTGTCGTTTTCCTTCAATTTTCATTTTTCAATTATTTGCCAATCGTTAAAATCTATTGTTTCAGAATTTTTGTAAAAGCAATTTCGAATGTGTCCATTATTGTCTTTTGTAAAAAATCTCGAATTATTAAAATCTTCAGCTAAAACTTCATACTCTTTTCCCTTTGTGAAATCAAGTGTTGTTACTGGAGAAATTACATATTTTTTCATATTGTTTTTTTTAGATTGCTACTTATTGTTTTTTGCTCTTAAATAATCCAGATAAAGTTGGATGTTAAAATGACCGCGTTTAAGCCAGTAAGATTCGATGTCTGCTAGATTCATATATTTGTTTTATTTGGTTAAAAAAACCACCGCTTAATTTTTAAACGGTGGTAATTGATTTATTTTAAAATTTAATTATTTGTGATTCGCTCCATTTTTTAAACGCTTCAAACTTTTCTTTGATTTCAGTAACAACTTCATTTTCTAAATTTGTTGTAGATAATTCAAAACTACTAATCCAAACTTTCATTTGATTTTTAATAGGCGCTTTTGCTAATTTTTCAGCTTCTAATTTTGCTATTCTTTCGGCTTCAATTCTTTCTTGTTCAGCTTTTAGTTCAGCATCTTTTTTAGCTTTTAATTCTGCTTCAAGTTTAGCTTGTTTTTCACGTTCGATTCTTAAAATTTCAGCTTGTTCTGCATCTTTTTTAGCCTGAATATCTGCTAATCTTTTTAATTCAGCTTGTCTTTGAAGTTCTAACTTTTCAGCTTCAATGCGTGCTTTTTCTGCTTCGGCTTTCAAACGTTCGTTTTCGATTCTTTGTTTTTCGATTCTTTCAGCTTCAATGCGTTTTTCTTCAGCAATACGTTTTTCAGTTTCAATGCGTTCTTGTTTTAATCTTTCAGCTTCTAAACGTTCAGATTCTATTTTTGCTTTTAATTGAAGTTTAGCACCGTTTAAAATGTTATTGTAATCTGATTCACTTAACACCGCTAAGTTAATGCCAAATGGAACAAATTCGCTAAAAGGTTGAAGCTCTAAAATCCGAGACTCTTTTAAAATTTCTAATCTTTCACGCTCTTTATTTATTGCGTGCATTTCAATTTCTTCTAACGCTGATTCCATTCTTTCATTAACAGCTTCTTCACGTCTTTTAATAGCATCTAAATATTGCCCGGCACGAAGAAAAACATCTTTTGTTGTTTTGTGCCAAACTTGTAAACCTTTTGTACGATTGTCACGAATTTTCAAACGAATTTCACGAGCTACTTTTACTGTTTCAGGATTTTCAATATCCATTTTTAAAATTTCGTTGTACTGATGTTCAAGTACATTTCTTTCACTTTGAATTTGTGGTAAATTACCAACTAATTCTGTTGCTTTTGATTCTTCAATCCCGAATTCTTGTGGATTTACTAATACTACATTTTCCATTTATATTTGTTTTTTGGGTTACTAAAAATTAAATTTACTTATTATTAATTCTAAACATTTTACGACGATGCTATTTCCTGGTTGTTTGTCATTTGTCGTAAACTATTAAGGGTTTTATTAACTCGATTATTTTTGCTTTGTTAAACTTTGGAACTGTAACAATTAGTTTCGTTCCGTCGGTTACTTTTTTGCGTCCTGCGTTTCTGATGTTTTTCATTTTGTTTTAAGAATTAAAATTTTGATAGTTGCTACTATTGAATATAGTATTAATAAATAAACGATTTTCCCTTCCATTGTGTTTAGTTTTAAAGTGTCTACAAATATAAGTATATTTTATTAATAAACAATACTTTTATTAAAAATAATTAAAAATAAATTCTTGAGCATAAAAAAACCCTCGAAAGTGTGCCCGACTAGTACTCCAGTCCGTTATAAGCATCGAGGGTGTATTGAAAGTAAGACCCGATAACTGTTCTTAAGGGAAGTAAATCGGGTACTGTTAATGCAAAGATACAAAAAAAGCCACCTTTTCAGATAGCTTAATTTTGTTTAATGTTTTAGTTTACCTTTCAGTAATTGAATAAAGATTTCCCAGCCTTAATTCTTTTACAAATATAAGTAACTTTTTTTAATACGCAATAAAAAAACCGCCTATTTCTAAGCGGTCAAAATTCAGGCGTTCAACTCCGAATTTATAGTAATTGAATTTAGTTAGTAAAGCAAGATTTGACGGCATACATACAAGCAGTTTCAATTTCTGTTTGTGCAATTGAAATCAACCTCATTTTTTCTGTTGAAACTTCATTAGTTCTCATTTCTTGTAATAAATCAATCAATTCTGCTGATTTGTTTTTGATTTGATCAACCGTTTCATTTTTTGCAGGGTTGAATTCTGCTTTCACTCGTTGTTGTCCTAGTGTTTGTGACATTTTATATTTATTTAATTGATTACTAATTTAGTGTCGTTTCGTGTAATAGTGTATAAGAATAAACACGTCCTTTTTGCACCTCAACAAATTTAAACAAAGCATTCATATTTGTAACGCTTGCACCTTGACAACCTGCTGACCAATTACCAACTTTATTCCCTTTTCCCATATAATGAAAGTTTGTAAATGCGATTTCTTCGTAAATTTTACCACCGCTTTCAAGTTGTGAATCCTTGTCATTATCCCTCCAATAAAGCATCGGTTTAATTTGTCTAAATGCTTTTTTACCCATATGACCGTTATCGAGTAAATAATAACAACCGCGATATTGTTTATCGTGTACTAAAATAGCCGTTCCTAATTTATTCATTGGTTTCAATCTGTAATAAACTCCAGCATCTGTTGTAATTGGAATTATTAACTCGTGTCGTTTCCCTTGTTCGTCCCAATAGAAAGCACCGCCCCAATCGTTAAACGTGTCCGCTCGATTTTCATTTGTACGCACTCCGAAAAGGTTAATCGAAAACGGCTCTTTAAAAACAACCGCTTTAATTTTTTCCATTCCTTTAATTACTTGGTCAATTGTTGGTTTCATATTTTTTTTATTACAAATTTAAATAAAATTGGTATAGTAGGGTTCGGAGGTTAATAATGCTTTCAGTACTTCAATACATAATTGTTCAGGAATCTTTGACCTATCATAACTTCCTTTTTTACCTTGTGTTCCCGTTTTAGACCCACGTGGCGCACGTTCGTGATGACAATTAGGATTTCCATTTTTGCACATAGGTCTCGGTTGCCAATTTTCGTTATTAGTCCAAATATCGGTAGGTTTTGCGCGATCATCTCCATATTGACAATACCAAATTGTGTGACGTTTAAAACGTTGCATAAATGGCATTTTTCGCAACATACCACGAGGATTTTCAATATAAAATAAGAAGTTTGGATTTAAACTCAACCATTCGTCAATCATTGATATAAAATGTTGATTTACTCGATCGCATTTAATAGCGTATTCGCTTTTTGGTTCAATACTATTTGTTCTGTGAGTTGAACAAGATGCAATTGAATAAGTTGTGCAATCAGGAGAAAACCAAGCCCAATCAGGAATAAATGGCACGTCTTTAATTGTCATAAATTCAACATCTCCAACATAATCAATATTTTCAAATGGTTGCCAATCAATACTGAATACTTGCATATCTAAACTTTCAGCAACTTTACCAATTGATCTACTGCCTGCAAAAAATTCTACTCCTTTCATAACCTTTTCATTAATACAATTCCTACTTGACGAACTAAAAACGAAGTTATAAAACCAACGATAAACCAAACCCACCAATTAGACTTATTTTCAGTTTTAGCAACCTTAATAACCTCTTTTTTTTTCCACTTAGTTACATATCTAATTGTTTCGATTGAATCGCGCTGTATTCTGTATTTGTAGCGTATTTCTTGACGTGTCAAAGGTATTTGTACCTCTGGACAATTTAAAGGCATCTGAACGAATATTATTGAATCTTTGCCGTTTACCTTAATAGTCTTTTCGACCGTTACAACTCGTTCGGTAGTGTCGATTTTACCGCCTTTATTCAGGAATTTAGTAAAGTGGTAGTTAGCACTGCATCCGTAAAGGAAATAAAGCATTCCAACGATGTAAAGCGCACCCAGGAGGAGTACGCTTAAATGTTTGTAGTTTGGTTTCATTTTGTAAATGTTAGTTTATAATTGAATTACTTTATATCCTTTTATGGTTTTTCTGTTTCCACACAATACTCTCGAAACACTAACTTTATGAACTCCCAACCAATTTGCACAATCAATAAGAGAATTAAATTCAATTGAACATTTATCATTAATTGATTTTACTAAATTTACTTTTTTCATATTTTGCTTATTAATACAATTTTTATTATGTTTTTCACCATTAACTCCTTTAATTAGATTTTCTCTCCAAGTTAATAATTGCATATTTGAAAACTCGTAAATTCCATAATCATTTATTCTATCAATACTTGGTTTTAAATTTTTATCATAACCACTTTCAATGTATAAAATCCATTTATTTTCTACTCCGTTTTTTAACAACCAATTTATAAGTTCTTTTTTAGAAAAATTAGGATAGTCTTCACCTCTTCTTTTTGATTTAAATCTAATGGAATAGTAACATTGTGTATAAAAATTGTTTAGTGTTTTCATTTGTTAACCATTTTAAAAACATAAAGTTAACCATATTTACATAAATATCAATTCT